TTTGTTTTTTTCATCCACGAGTTGGCCGATTTCTTGTCCAAGTTTTTCGTACTTTCCAGTCATAGTTCTTCTATCCTAACACGTAGACACTTTGTTATCTACAACAAAGTATAAGATATAAATGGCCTCTCTTACTTTATTTGAGCTTAAAAAGAGAAACAACATAGAGATATTTCTTAATAAGATTTACACAGGTCAGCCATTTCAACTAACTCCAGAAAAACAAACTGAACTCGACAGAGAAAATGTTATCCTAAAGAAGACTCAGGAGCTTATAGACAGCTTAAATAAAATAACGAAATCTTCCTCTTTTTCTGAGGACAAGAACATTCTCACCAAAAAAGCCTGCATAAGTTTTCTATTGCTGGAAACCGTAGACGGCTTACAGATTCCATCTGGTGCCCTACAGAAGACTTGGGAGTTTGGTAGCAAGACTTCTTCCATGGTCTATGCCAAGGAAACCAAACACAGAAAACAACTTGCATCAAGTCTCAGGTTGGCTACGGTATTTGGTCTCAAGCCAGTTTCTATATCTATTAAAACGGTTTCCGGTAAAACGTTTTCCTACGAGGGCGTTACTTCCGTGGTAAGTCCAGAGTCTATAGCAGGGCGACTTCCAAAGGCAGATTTTCATTTCCTCGGAAAGGATAATGCTGTTCTTTTTAAGGTATCCCACAAGGATGGCAGAAAGCCAAAAGACTTTAGGCAATGGTCTGGGATAAAAGATTTTTGTGACCATGCAGAAATAAAAAGATTTGGCCAAGACCTCAAGTCTTTCCTAGAAACTCAACAAACTTGGGTGGATACAAAAATTTTTCCACCAACTTTTTCCGTTGCCAGAGAAATAGTTGACCCAAACCTAAAAAAACTTGCCATCTTCGGAAACGAAAGTGACTCGGCAGATTTTTTGTTTCAAGGAGAATGTTTTTTCACTAAGGTAGGAGACTTTCATTTTGAAGTTTCCTCTAACATCATCCTTCACAAGGAAGACGACCTCGGTCTTTTACCAGAGGGCTACCAACCAGTTGTCCTAGCTAGAAGAGGGGATCTGAAGAGAGGTGCCTTTGGTATAAAAGCTTGCAGAAGTTTCATATATCCGAAGGCTGGAAGAAAAATCCACAAGCTTATCTGACCACTATTTATCTGTGTTATGAAATATGTTCATTTTACAGATAACGAGGGCGCTAGGCAAATCCTAGACTCTGGAAACCTCCTAAAATCCTCTATAGTAGATGGCGTGTTCGCCGTGGCCGTGGGAGGCTCCTATGTGCCAGAAACGCAGCAGACCCGTCTAGGCCGCGCTAAAAATAGGAACGTGGCGGTGGTCTTTCAGACGCCAGAACTACCGGACGTTGCTTTCCCGGAAGAGGTTATTTGGCACCTAGAGAAAATACCCGTTTATAATGTAGAAATTATGCCGGCAGACCAGGCAAGAACTTTATTGGACGGCTCTATACCATCAAAATTTGGGGAAGGCGATGCCTTGGATATACCACTGCACCCTTCCATTGTGGACAAAAGAACCCTTGAAAGGGTAAGGCTTAAAAAAGAGTCTGTCTCTAGGTTTATTTCAGACCTACAGAATCAGGACAGGCTTAGAAAGCTCAAGACAAAAAATGTCAGGTAAATGGCCCGGCCAGGGTACCATCTTCTATTTTTAGACCAAAGGCTCTAAGGGTCATTTCAAATTCCCCGGTTTGGTCTACCATTTCCAACATTTTTCTTGCAAGCTCCCTTATTTCTACCTGGGCGTGGGTAGAGTACCTGAGAGTCAGGAAATGATAAAAAGACCTGAAGTTGAACATTACGTCTGCCTGAAGTTGATTTCCATATGGCAAATATAATCTAGCAGATTCCTTTGCTCTTTTTTTATCCATGCCCCTGGCAACTAAACGTTCTATGGTTGAATGATAAGAGCTTAGACTTTCTTCTAGGTGCTTAACATATAAAAGAACTTCTTCTTCTGGCCAATCCTGCGGGACATAAAATTTGTTATCTTTCAACTCTTTATACCTGGCAGATTCTCCATTTACAGAGACGCCAATTCTATGTTTAATCAGGTGAATGTGGGAGGCGATGTCGGTAGTAACCAAAAAGTGAATGGCAGACTTCTCAAATGGAGTTCCATGTTGATTGCTTGCTAGCATCTTAAGAAGCTGTGGAATTCTTGCCGCTTTATCATCAGACAAATTTCTAGAGGTTGAGGTCCAGGCAGAACAAGCGTGAGTCTTATCCCCTCCGTAGGTACCTAAAAGCTCCACCTTGTTTTGATGGAGTTCCTTATATATTTGTGCCATTTCCTTGTAATCAAATCCTTCACTCATATTTTTTGATCTCCTAAGAACTCAATCTTTTCTATTTCTTCCCCAAGAAAGACATAACTAACAAGCTTTGTTTGGTTTCCTCGTCTTTTAACGACGTTTACCTCAACAAGTTTCAGTACAGCCCCGGGGGCTGGTCTTCTGGTGTCGGCGCTTATGAAAAACCCGTCCACCTTTCTGGTCCTTATGTCTTCCTCGTCCAGTCTTTGATAGCTAAGACTATGGACTTCAGAAATGATACCTACTTCCTTGGGGTCTTTGAGAAAGACTCTAATGAAGTCCCCGGGTACCAAGTCAGAAACAGAAACCATTTTCTCGCTCTTGGTATCATTTGCACCAAGAAGCCATTTTTTAACAATAGACAGCACCATTCGTTTGGAAGGTACACCCTGCGGAAATCAGAATGAACCGGAGATTGACCCGGACATAAGCTGCCAAATTTGGTTGGCAACTCTTTGCTCTAATTTAAACACAACAGTTGGCTTACCGGACCCATCTGCGAGGTTTTGAAGCTGAACCTCTGGTACGAGTCTGATGCCTACATAAATACGATCTACCCCATCCGTGTCTGTTATTCTGCGGACAGTCTGAGAACCTGTAAGGTAGGTGCTGGAGAAAGTAAGAAATGTATTGTCGGGTGTTGCCATAGGAGTAATTATATCTTATTTTTAGTAATTCAAGACGCAACGCGATTTAAGGCAGCAGTTACAAAATCCCAGTTGTATTTATTGCCAATTCCAAAAAGTTTATCTAAAAGTCTCTTTCGATTATAGATATCGTCTGGTTTCAGTCCGCTCATAAGAGTGTCAACTATATCTACCCAACTTCTACTACTGCTATTTTGAAATCCTTCTGGAATTCTACGTTCCAGCGAACGAATTAAATCTGGAATCTGCTGGAGATGCTCACGACCGCCGATTGGGTCGGCGGTATACCTCTCCAGAATTGCTTTCATTCTCTCTGGATAAAAAACAAGGGGTAATATATAATTGGGCCAGTAAATTTCTTCTTGGCGCGAGATGATAATTGTTGCCAAAACCTTTAAGGCGGATTCCGTAAGGGCAAATGTACCAGGATTGATTTTATGAATTCGAATAACTTTTTCTGCCCAACCATGGTTGAAAATCTCTCTTCCCCGGTCAACAATCATTCCTAGACCAATTCTAATTCTGCTATTTGCAAGTCTTATGTCGTCATTCGACCATCCGTCCCTAGGGACAGTTGCAAGATATTCAATTATTTTAAGTCCTTTCTCGGGGTTTTCTTTTATGGCGTTGTTAAAATAATCCCAGTTGAGTGCTGGTCTTGGGTCACGCTTGAGGTCTTCCATAGAAAAAACATTAAATGGAGCGATACCAATTGCTGGTTGCAAGAAATTATTTAATATGTCAAGAATTGGCTTTGGGTACTTTTCTTCTATGTAAATTTTTTTCTTTTCGTTATCTTGTGCGTCATATATCTCTATCTGCTCAATATCTCCAGCAAAGGCGATGGCATCTTTGTCTCCTGTTTTCTTGTTTATGACAAACAAGAATCTTGCACCTTTCTCGAAATATTCATCAAAATAGTTTTTAGATTGTGTAGCGGATATACACCACTGAGTTCCTTTTCCGTACACGCAAGAGGCTTCCTTGCTCCTTGGCTCTATTATGAGATATTCTTGGTCCTCATAAATTTTTTCTGCAGTTTTTTCTGCCGCCTTTTGCTGTTGGGCTACCTCGGCTTCTGCCTCGGCTTTTTCTACCACGCGGAGAAGGCTATATAAATCTTTGTACTTTAAAATATCCTTGGAGTCTTGTGGGATTCTGTTGAGTTTTAACATCTTCTCAAATCTGTTGACAACCCCTAATTCGCCTTCTGCTGTTTCGTTGGCATTATTACGAATGTAGTTAGCGTTTCTATAATCTTTATTATTGGGATAAGTTTTTGCCTTTATTTCCCAATCTACTGCCCATTCTTTTCCTCTTGCTGTAAGCCATGGCACATACTTTGGCAGTACATCTCCTTGTTTTAAAGTCTCCAAGAAAGCCGTAAGAAACACATCATCTTTCGCCGCCGCAATGGCTTGGTCTATCTTTCCCTCAAGAAGTCTAGTGGTTGACTCCCCAAGGCCCATTCTAGGCGGATCGTGGGAATATGGCTTTTTGTTAAGGTTCTTGGAAACCTTCTTCATCACAGACTTAGTTCTTTTCTTGTTGGGGTCATTCCTGTCCATGTACACGGCCCCACCACCAATCATGCCTCTTCTGACAGACTTGGTAGCTTTTTTGTGACCCATGTCATCAAGAACATTTTCCACAAGGGCCTCAATAAGTTTTTTTATTGTCTCTGTCGCCATATTATACCCCTATGTCAAGTGCCTTGATGTTTCCATTAGCATCCAAGCCCCAGTGATCTGCCCTATCTATGTCCATAACGTTGTGGTGAACCGCAAGAACAAAATATTTGTTCAGAAGTTCCTCCGCTTTTGGATTTGACTTGTAGATATTTAGAAGTTCCTCGGCTCTGGCGGCAGACCAAGCCACCTCGTCGCCCTTCATTTGCGAGATAGCAAGAAGAAACTCTCCGGCGACTTTATGGTTTTTTGCACCAAGCTCGCGTGTGTTTATCAGAGTATCAAATGTACCAAGGTTTCTCCTGGAAACGCCTGTTATATTTTTCATATTGGCATCTTGCCCCGGTCTATCAAATTGTTTTATTGGCTCTACCACAAACCACGAAGAATGATCTTTGTCATAATCATATATTGTTGGGACAAGTCCAGTTCCGGCTAAGTCTAGGGAACGATCTATTTCTTTCTTAAACTGACCGAATTCGTCAAATCCATACCTAGAAATTTTTAGAATCTTTCCAGAGGAAATAGCAAAAACATCTTTTGCGACTCCAAAACCAAGGTATGGGATGGCAAACTTGTTTACATAGTCCCACTGCTGTTCCACTGGAAGGGATTTAAACTTTCTCATGTTAAATCCTCTGAACATGGCTTCCGGCAAAACCTTCTTCTTCTTTCTAGGTTTATCCCCTGACCACATAACCCGGTGCTGTGGTGTCATATTAATTCCAAGAGGCTGACCTCCGGTTGCAGAAACCCCTCCGGCGCCTATGGCATTAAACTCGTCCAGTTCTTGCTGGACGAGTTCTTCAATCAAATTTTTGAGATTAGTATTCATGGGTCATTCCTAAATCAACACAAACAAGTCTTCCACCAGCCGTTATTCCCCAGTGAGCCCAGTGGGTTACATCATCCATTCCACCCCTGGCAAGGTGAGCCATTTTTGCTATAAGTATCTTCCCTAGTTTTGTTGGTGAAACATCGGGAACCTCCCACGATTTTACTTTGTTGAATTCCCTGCTTAGGTTTTCTGGGGTGACTTCTGGGTGGGTCAAAAGAAAATGAAAGGCGCTTTCAAGCCAAGTTTCATTGAGTCCCGTGTCTGCCTCAAACTGCTCGGCAGACTGCCAGGTTGTGGCATGTTCGGAAATCATCCATGTAAAATACTCATCATGGTCATAAATGGCCGGGGCATACTTAGGTCCGAATTTCTTGAAAGCAGAAAACTCCTTGGAGTTCTGTTCTGCGTCCTTAGCTATTTTTATAACTTTCTCTGGGGAAAGAGCATAGGTGCATTTTGCCACACCACATCCCAGTCTAGGCAACCCAGTCTCCTTGGCGTAGGTCATTCTTTCTTTGTAACCGGGAAGTGCCCTGAAATGTTCCAGGTCAAAACCCGATAAAAATGCTTCCTCCACAAGACGGTCAAGCATTTCCCTAAGGGAGACAGAGGCGTTCATGCCCTTTAATTATACCGGCAAACCTCTGGCTTTCAGAATATTTTCAAGCTTTTGGATAGTGTCCTGTGGATTTTTGTGCAAAATGATGGTTCCGCCGTTTGCCTCAAACTTGGAGGTATACTTGGTGCGGTCATCAATCAAAATACTATTAGAGTTCGCGTAGTTATGCTTATCCTGGGTGCAAATAAAATCCGAAAACATCCCTTGGAAGTTTTTTTCTATCCACTGGCGTTTTTCTTCCTCGCACCTAGCAGGATCATTGTCAATCGGGGCAGTAAGGACAACTGGCTTTTTACCCGTCATGGCTGCTATCCTCGAAACCATTTCCTGTGCTCCAGAAAGCACAGGGAGGCTCAGGAAAAATCCTTTTTGTCCTGCAACGGCAAATTTCTGCTCCCTGTATTTCTGCCAGGCTTTCTTCAGGGCTTTAAGTCCTGGGTCCGTCTGAGGGCCAGCAAGCCTTGCTTTGAGTTCATCATCCTGAAGGGTAGAAAACTCTGGAAACTTGCTAAGAAGCAAGTCGAAAGTCTGTTTAGTTTTATTGGAGCTTCCACCCGTTCTGTCTTGAACGCCTTGGTCGAATGCAGCAATCACACCGTCCATGTCTACGTAAACAGTCGGAGTATTTAAAACCCCAAGCTCAGCTTCTACTAGATTTTCTACAAATTCTCTTAAAATTTTAGTCATGTGCTACTTCTACTAGTAAGTAGCACAAAACTTTCGCATCTTCAACTTTCGCTACAATGCGATCAAAAAACAGACACCACAGGCGGCTCGGAAGCAAGAAGCCTTCTTATTACTTCCACGCTGCTATAAATGGTTATGTGAGAATGTGTAGCGTTTCTTCCGGCAAGAATAGCATTTGCAAGAGCAACTACTTCTCCTCTAGAATTTACTAGAGGTCCACCAGAACATCCAGGGGATGTGGCAACGTTTGTCTGAATAACACTTACCATGCCTGGGTCTGTTCTGTCATTTTGAATGAGCCCAGAAACTATGCCGCTTACGAAGTACCAAGGAACCCCAAGCGGGTGACCAACATGGAATACTTCGCTACCTATACTTGGGACTTCCTCTGCGAGTGGGACGTAAGCTACTGGGTTATAAAGATACCAGTTTTCTTCCCTTACCGTCAAAATAACCACGTCATTGTCCTCGTCCCACAAAATAACCTCTACCGGAACAGGGTTTCCGGTTACCTGCCCTTCGTGGGTGATACCACCACGATTAACAAACCATCCCCTGTTTCCAATTGGATTTGGTCTGGTTGGAACCTGCAAGACAATCCCTGGTATAATTTCAACCAGCATTATCTCTTGAAAGCAGTGAGCGGCACTTATAATGTGAATCTCGTCCACAAAAAACCCTGTGCAGTATGGACCTTGCCACTCTACCTCGGAAAGATTCTCAAGACCACTCTCTATGGTTTCTGTCGGCTCCACAAAGGCAACTGTGGCGTTTAAAAGTCTTTCTGTGTTTTCTTCTGACAGACTAATTCTGGAAACTGGTTCTTCCGGTCTTACAACCCTCTGTGCGCAGCTTACGCAACACATCAGAATCATACCAGTTGCCATAAAAGTTCCTACGGCTGTCAAAAATTTAGATAAATTACTATTGTTTCCCCTTACAAAATTATGCGTTCCCATTCTCTCCTCGTGTCTCCCATGTGTCATAAATATGACATAACACGAAAATAAAAGAATCAGGAAGTCATTCTTCTGAAAAGTTCTGTTTCCCGACGTTCCATTTCTGCTCCAAGTTCTTTACCTTGGAATCCCTGATTCTGAAGTTCCAATCCAGTTATGGATGGCTCATATCTCAAGAAGACTTTAACCAGGTGCTCTGGAGGATTACCTACCAGTCTAGAAAATTCCTCTAAATCTTGAGAACTCAGCCGGGAGTTCTTAAAAAGCTTCTTCATTTTGTAAGCATTGGGTACATTTAATCCTAAAAATGCCGCTAAGAATGAAACTTGAGATACTTCATCTGCAGAATATTTTAGGTTATTGAGTTTCCCCATAATAACCTTGGGACTATTTTCTCTTAATAGGACAGCCAGGGCAACAGGGATATTTTTGGTATCCTTGAAATCCCTAGAAACAACCATTCCCGGGAAAATCTGTGGCCATAGGTCAAATTCTGATATCAAATTAAGGAATTGCGGTACACTTTTGGCACTTTTAATACCCTTTAAGAATTCATCCCTAATTCTTTCCCCAGACACTCCATCCAGAGAGTTATTGGATTTAATGGCCTGAGCAGTCTCAGGATCCAGCCCAGAACCGATTCTAGCCGCGAACCGAATGGCACGTAAGATTCTCAGCCTGTCCTCGTCAAAGCGTTCCTGGGGGCTTCCAACGGTCCTAATGACACCTTTTTCAATGTCTTCTATCCCGCCAACGTAGTCTATGATTTCTTGGGTCTCTATGTCATAAAAAAGGGCATTTATTCTGAGGTCTCTTCTTTGTTGGTCCTGCTCTATGGAACTAACAAAATTAACGGCATCTGGCCTACGTCCCTTTCCTACGTCAGTCCGAAGGGTGGCAATCTCAAATTCCCCTCCTTCTGGGGTAATAACCTTAACAACTCCAAAGGATTTACCAATTTCAAGGATTTTTAGGCTTGGGTCTTGTTTTAAAATATCAATCGTGTCATCTGGCTGAGCATCCGTGGCAACATCCAGGTCCTTGGGCTGCTTGCCCATGAGGGCGTCCCTTACAGAACCACCCACAAGCCAGAATCCTTTGTTATTTGCCTTGAACATCTTGGAGAGACGAAGAAGGTCGGGTGGCAAAGAAATTGGAAACTTTTTTCTGATAGGTGAGGTAGAATTTTCTATTTCTAGCAGAATATTCTCTACCAAATATTCTACGTAACGTCGCAGATATTGATTTTTCATAGCCATATCACGACATATTTTTTATCTGATTAAGTTTTTGTTGAAGTTCTTGTGGCGTTTTTGATTGATAAAGATCAAGGGCTTTTCTGTGCGCAGCGTACAAAATTTTCTTTGCCCTTGGATCTTGTGGATTATCATTTAAAGAAAAATTAGAAAAACCTAATCCTTTTTCATGCGCAAAATCTGAAAGTATGCGATTTATAGCAAAGCGGTCTTCTTGGCTTCTTTTTTCTATTGGCTGACCGCTAGGTCCAAGTATGATCGCAAAACGATAAGCTAATGATTTTTCTTTGTTATCGAAATTTTGAGCCCTTTGCCAAGCTGCCTGCAAAGCCTGGTGCGTGTCAATTCCCTTGAAATTAATTTGCGACAAGGTACCAACCATAGACGTAATCAAGTTATTAACCAAAGTTTTCATTTGGTTTAATTTTGTAGCATCCATCTGTACCGAAAGTTGATTAAGAATCAGCTGACTTATTTGTTCTGGGCTTACTTCAATGCCGGCAGTATTTGGGTTAAAGTCTTCCAAGCTTATCATAATGGCTATTCTCAAAATGGCTTCACCTATGTTGTATTTTTGAGCAATGCCAATATCCTTCATATTTAGAACGCCAGCCCTTTTTTCAAAATCTTGTACTTTGTCTCCAAGTGCCCTCCCTGCGGCAAAAAAAGAATTTAGCGCGTTTGAAAAAGTGGCGTAATCTTTTTCAGTAAATCCCAAAGCACTCATTTGTTTTTCGAAGTTTAAAATTAATGGGGTGACACGTTTCATTATTTCAGTTTTAAGCTGCTCGGTAGGCATCGCGTCCCAGTTTGGCTCTTTGCCTTTTCCAAAAAACATATCCAATAAGCCCTCATTTAAAGAATTTGGATATTTTTCCGGGTAAAGGAACGGTAATAATGATAAATTTCTAGACATATCGTTACTAAGTATGTTTTAAAATCCACTTAATTGCCGCGAGGTCAAAGCCTACCCTAGACCTCAGGGATTTTGTCTGAGGAGTTTCTAGAGTTGTGGTTTCCCCACACCCAAGCTCACAAGCAAAAGTCTCGGATGTCCCTTTGTACTCAGGATATTGCCACAACCCTTTTTTCCTTGGCACCCCTAGGGCAATCTGGAGAGATTTTACCAAGCCCTTTACCTTCTTGTTTCTAAAGAGATATGGTTCCTTATCCTTGATTGTAGAGTCCTCATGGATGTCTACAAAAATCTGGGGTTGAAAGTTCTCTAGTTCGTTTTTAAGTTCGTGGATGTACTTTGGAGCCCTCTCCTTGTTCCATACACAGTTAAGGTTCATCCTACCAGATTCAAATCTTCTTTTGTTGTTCCAAGCTTCATGTCCGATAATTGGACACACAAGAAGAGACACATTTTTTGGAATAAGATTTCTTCTTTTGGTAGACTCAAGCCACGCAAGGAGAGCCACAGGGCCGGAGCGTTCCTCCCCATGGATTCCAGAAATTATAGCTACCTTGGCTGGACCCTTGCCAAGATAATACACAACTCTGCCACTATCAAGAAGTCTTGCCCTAAATCCATGTCTTTTTGCTGCCTTATGGAATCTTTCCATGTATTTGTCAGCAGACAGGCTATTGATTTTATTCAGTTTTGCAGAGATTGGAACCAAGGAAGAAACTTCAGAAGAGATAATTCTCTTTGTCCAGGCCGACCTTTTCTTTTTTGTTAATGTCTTCTTCCCTGTCATGCCCCTAAGTATGGCAGGAAAAATATTAACCGAATATCAAAATATTGCTACGGAATAGGAATTAACCGTAGGCATGGTTTTGAAAACCAACCGCCAACCCAAAATTTTATACCAGTTTTTGTATTTTGCAAGTGGAAACTAAAATTATTTTCCTCTAAAACATAATAAATTTCATCTAATCTGTATTCTGACTTAAAATTATTATTGTGGGCAAGCGAATAAAGCTTTAGTTCCCATGCTTTTTGGGTTATTTGAGCGATATCAATAAGTTCTTGTTTAGAATCTCCAAAAAAAATAGTGGAGCCTGTGAAATTATTGCAAATTCTATATTTTTGGAGGTTATCCACATTTACTGTGTCCGCAATTTTTGCACGAGACACATCCTTCTTGATAAATGAGATTGCCAGAGCCACAGGAGGGGCATTTCTTCTCTGATGCCTTTGTCCCATCCTGGATATACTCTTTCAGAACCCTGGACATGGCTCTTGAAAAAGAAAACAGGTCGTCATCCTTCTCGGAACCTTTTACAAGTTGTTCCACGACATACTGAACGGGCGTTCCATGCCTGAGGGCAAGAGAGATCGTTCTGGTAAAGGCTGCGTTTGTGGCGTTATCAAAAACTGCTGCAATGTCCTTTACAACCGTTTCATCCTCTGGAGACTTTTCGAAGTCATAGTGGAAGTCATATCTTGGAACAGGATTCTCCAAGCCGTTGTGCTTTACTATTTTTCCTACCTTGGCTCTTTTTGGAATGGAGATGTATTTTGACAAGCCGCCCATTATTTCATAAGGTCTTTCCTCGTGGAGGCCAACGAAGAAAGTCCACTTCTCACCCTGAACGGTTGTATGAATAACGTCACATCCAAGTTCTTTCGGTCTTTTGGGAGCATGATGGTCAAGAAATTTATTTTCTGCATCTTTTGTTCCCATTGTCTGAGAGTTTTCCGTAACCAGAACGCCAGTCCTGGAGCCGTCACGATAAATCGTGAATCCCTTGCAGCCAGATTCCCAGGCAGACATATAAATGTCACCAACAAGCTCCTTTGAGGCCGTATTTGGTAGATTGCAAGTTTTGGAGATAGCATGACAAATATATTCCTGAGCGGCAGCTTGCAATTTTACCGAGGCTTTCCAGTCTACGTCATTTGCTCTTGACTTCCAGTAAGGAGATTCCTCTACCTTTGTTTTCCCGGTAATCTTCATCCATTTCTGGAACTGAGGATGATAAACCTCATACTCTTGCCACTTGTCTCCCAAGTCGTCCACAAAGTCCACACGGACATCTTTGTCACTTGACATTATCTTTCTACGACGCTTGTAGACAACCTCAAATGCTGGTTCAATGCCGGAGGTTGTTCTTGTCAGAATCGACACACTTCCTGCCGGTGCAGTTGTAGTAAGGGCGATATTTCTACGACCAAATTTCTTTAGTCTTTCCTTTAGAGCTTTATCGTGTTGAGCAATTTTGTTGATAAACGGGTGATCTTTTTCTTTCTCGTAGTCGTATGCCGGAAATGGTCCACGTTGCTCTGCCAGGCATGTAGTTTCCCAATAGGCGTTATGCGCTAAAAGGCCATATATGCTATGAACAGTCTCTATGGACTCTGCCGAGCCATATCTTTGACCAAGTGCGGCAATGGTATCTCCAACAGCCGTTACGCCAAGTCCAGTTCTGCGACCTCTCTCACAAGAAACACGAATTCTCTTCCAGAGATCACTTTCTATTCGCTTTACGCTTTCTGGCTCTGGATCATTTTTTATCTTCTCTATAATTTTGTCGATACACTCCAGTTCTAGGTCAATCATGTCGTCCATAAGACGCTGCGCCAATCTTACGGTGTTCCCATAACTTTTTCCATCAAATGTTGCCTTGTCTGTAAATGGATTTTCCACAAAGGACAACGTGTTGACGAGCATGAGTCGGCAACTATCATCCTTAGACAGAACTATTTCGGAACATGGATTTACACCAACGCTAGCAAACTCCTCATAGCAATCGCTAGGAGTATTTTTAAGAACAGTGTCCCAAAACAACAAACCTGGTTCAGCGCAAGCATGGGCACTATCAATTATTTGATCCCAAATCTGTTTAGCGGAAACCTTTTTGGATATTTCTGGTGTCTTGGAGTTTGTTGGCCACCTTAACTCAACCTGGTCATTTGCCTTGACCGCTTTCATAAATTCGTCCGTAAGACGAATAGAAATGTTGGCACCCGTTACTTTCTTAAGGTCTCTCTTGATGTTTATAAAGGTTTCAATTTCTGGATGATGAACAGAAATCGTCAACATTAGGGCGCCCCTTCTTCCAGAGCCTTGGGCGACCTCTCTGCACGAGTTCGAAAATCTTTCCATGAAGACGGCAATGCCATCCGTGGACTTGGCAGCATTTTTGGTAATTAAACCCTTCGGTCGAATATTAGAAATATCAAACCCAACACCAGCCCTTCTTTTCATCAACTGAACTTGCTCTTGGTCGGTCTTGAGAATTCCTCCGTAGGAGTCATACGGGGGTTCAAGCGTGTAGCAATTGCTTAAGGTCATCACCTGATAAGGGTTTCCAATCCCTGCCATGGGGGAACCTTGTGGAACAATATACTTGAAGTCTTTCAGATAAGAATAAATCACCTCTTCAGAAACAGGGTTTGGATATTTTTTTTCTATCCTTGCAAATTCCTTTGCAAGCCTCTTGTGCATTTCATCGGGAGTAGGCTCCAAAACTTCACCCGTGGGTGTGGTAAGGGCATATTTGTCAACATAAACTCCTGCCGCAAGAGCATCACCACCAAAGTATTCCGTTGATCTTTCTAGTGCTTCATTGTAATCTGTCATGTTTTTCTCTAAGTTGTTTTCGCGGTATATCATGCTAAACTTTCAAGCTTCACAGGATTATTTTCGGATTTTTCTTTTTGTTGTTCTTTGTAAATTTTTCTAAGTGCAGAAATTGCACTTGAGCTTTGACTACTATTGTTGTTTCCGTGCGAGGATGAGAAATTATTGCCGCCGCCATTATTACCGCTTGTGGCATTCTCAGCAAGCTCTGGTTCCATTTCCGAAATAATTTTAAGCTTGGACTTGGAAGTATCCAGGTGTACGTAAAATTGAATTCCGTCCTTACCTGCTCTGTTTTTTGCAATAAACAGAGTTCCGTATCCGGTTGCCTTCATCTCGGGCTTTCTGTGAAAGCCGAAAATTACATCACAAGCATGACTCTGACCATAGGACTCTGCCATGTTCGTCATGTCAATAAAGTCTTGCTTGCTGCCTTCCTTGTTTGACTGTGTTGCTGTCCAAATTGGTACGTTGAGTTCCTGGGCAAGACCTCTGAGTTCCTCGAATATTCTCTGAAGTTCCATTCTTGGAAGTTCATATTTTTCTGTGGAACGCATGATTCCAGAGTAGTCCACGATAACGAGATCTGGTCTAAATCCAGTTAGAGCAAGTCTGTCAAGGTGATTTCTAAGAGTCTGAACGGTTGCCGTTCTCGTCGGGAACTCTTTGATAATTAACTTGCCATAGGTTTCTTCATTTTCCTTGTAGTGGTCCTTTATTTTTTGAATGTTCTCGGAGCACTCAAGAGAATTAATGTCGCAAAGATAGCTGTCGTACCTAACTCCCATAGCTCTTTCTCTAAGCTCAAAGGAATAGTGAACAACATTTTTACCTCTCTTTATTGCCTCTGCACCAAACTGGATTAGGATGTGTGATTTTCCTACGCCGGACAGAGCAACGACCGTGCCAATTTCTCCGGCACCAAGTCCGCCATTTAGAAGTTGCTTAGCGTCAAGCTCTGGGATTCCTGTCTTAATTGGATTTCTAGCCGTCTCAGAGTACCTTGCCTCAACGTCAGTACCGAGGGAAAGGCCAGGCGCAGTCGTCATACCGGCCGCTAGAGCCTCTTTGATGACGGTGGCTACCCTGTCATAGTCCTCGCTTACAATAAGCTCCACAGATTTTTCTAGAGCCATCTGGAGCCCTTGCTTGCGGCAGAACTCAAGGGCTCTGTCCTTCACAAATGGAAGGTCGCCAAGATTTTCATTCCTTGCAATCATAACAAGGAAGGAATAAATCTGCTGCCTTAAAATAGAATCCCTGTCGGACTTAAGTTCCTCTACCAGAATTGTTCTCAGAAGTTCGTTTGATGGAAACTCCTTGAACTTTTTGTGGTATTCCACATACTTGCTTGCTACCAGCTTCAGGTAAGCATGTTCAAAATAACTAACATCCAATACTTCTGCAAATTGCGCAGCCCAGATTTTATCTGAAATCATGGCCTGAACAATTTTTTCCTGAAACGTTTTATCAAAGGTGAAATGTTTCCCTTGATTTTGCGTTTTGTCCTGTAAACTCGTGGACATGCACAATCTCCTTAAAATAACTCTATTGTTTTGGTGATACGATAGAGGATACTGTTGTTGTTGTCCGCTAGTCTAACATCGGCACTCATCAGATAAACCATCGTCTGTTTAAAGATGTTCCTGCGAGAAAAAATTCCAAAAAATTCTACTCGACAAGTGTAGTTTTAAACAACACGGACAGCCTATCAAAATCAATGTCGGTTACGACGCCAGCGTCTATCATTGTACGAATCAAACCCAATTTATTTAAGTTTGGTTTGAAGTTATCTACAATAAAATCAATTTTTTCAATTTGAGAAGCAGACATGGAAGAGGAATCCAAATACATGAGTTCCCAATTTCTTTGAAGAATTTCCTTGGCTTCCCCAACGTCAGAATATGCTTTTATTTTTGACTTTTCTTTGAGCTTGGTCTCACAATATTCTATAATGTCCTTTGGCTGATGGTCCTTGTCCACCTCTGCCAAAAAAGGAAATCTTTTTGCTGCGGTTTTGAGACCAATACCCTCAACACCTGGAATATTGTCCGAGGTGTCACCCACCATAGTTCTTGCCAGGCAAAAGTTTCTTGGAGAAATATTATATTCCGTCAGAATTTTTTCTGCAGATACAAGAATTTTCTTCCCTGGATCATATATCTCAATGCTTGGATTTTCCAGCAATTGGTAAAAATCTTTGTCAGAAGAAACAAGAATTTTTCTTGCATTTTCTTTAGAAAATTTGTTCCGAAGCAAATAAGCGGCAATATCATCACACTCCGTTTCTGGAATGTAAATCTGACACACCGGCATCTGCTTTAGAACTTGTGTAAGCAAGTGAAGTTGCTTAAGTTTATTTTCTTGGTCGCCTAGAAGCCAGGATCTCTTAGAGGTATCATCCTTTATGTTTTTGAAGGATTCCTTGTCCTTGGCTCTGTTTGCCTTG